GTAATGAGGACATCGATGTTAGTAAATATAATATATAAATGGCTTTAACAGATAACTTAGTTTCATATTGGAAATTAGACGAAAGTAGCGGAAACGCCTCTGATTCTGTTGGTAGTAATACACTTACAAACAGTAATGCTACTTATTCAACTGGAAAAATAAACAATGGCGCCGTCTTTGATGCAGCAACAGATTATCTACAAATAGCTGACGCTTCTCAATCAGGACTCGATTTAACAAGTGATTTTACATTACAATGTTGGTGGAAACCAGCAGATGATAGTAATGGAACTTATGGATTTTTTAATAAGTTCGGCGCGGCTGGTTCAAGGGGATATAGAATGTATTTTGAAAGGATTGCTGGAGTTCAATCTCTATACTGTGATATTTCCTCAAACGGAACACTTATAGATGCATACACAAAAACCCCATCGTTTTCAAGTGGTAACTGGTATCATATTGTGTTTACCTGGACTGCAGCAACAAGTAAGGGTAATTTTTATATCAACGCTTCGGCGCTCGGGGAACTTACTGGTTCTGCAACAGCGGTTTATAATAATACAGAGGCTTTTAGTCTAGGAACAGATAGAATATTGAGTTCATCTTGTATTGGGGTATTAGACGAGTGTGCTGTCTGGTCAAGAGTTTTAACATCAACTGAAGTATTGGTTCTTAGAAATGGTGGATATGCTCTTCAATATCCTTTTACTGGAAATAGGTATATCGATTTCGTTAATGCAATCGCTAAAGTTGATTCTGCTGGAGCTGTGTCAAGTTTAAACGCAGCGTTTAATGCAAGTGTTGGAGAATATAATACACTCGTTGCGCACGTGCGCGTAACAAATGCGTCAGATGTTTTAACTGGAGTTACTTTCAATGGTGATGCGATGACTTTTGTTAATAAAGTTCAATCTGCTGATGGTTGGTGGATGTATAAATACATACTGTGTAACCCAGACGCTGTAACATATAATATAACAGCAAGCGTTAGTTCAAATTCAAATATTACAATTTCAGCAGCAATGTATTGTGGAACATCTCAAGACAACATTGTTGCAGGATCTAATCAAATAAGTGAAACAACAACTGGTGCGGTAGACAGCACTCTTTCTATAACAACAACACTTGATGACTGTTGGTTAGTAACATCAGTTTATTGTCAGTTGGCTAATCCAACCGCTGTAGTGAGTGGAACAGAACGATCAGAAGCATCTTTTAGAGACGGTATATTAGATAGTGCAGGAAAGTATGACGCAGGAGCGCACACTATCGGTTATCATTGGGCGGCAGACGACAGACACACAATGAATGCTTTGGCTCTTAATAATTACCCCTACACAACAACACCGGCTGCTAAAACAAAAGGATTAGGATATTACGTAAAATTGACACCCACAGCCAAGACGAAATCTTTACAATACATAGTCAAAGCATCTATTTCAAAGACTAAATCACTAAAATACGTTGTACCAAATACGCCGACAGCAAAAACAAAGTCACTTATTTACACAGTATTGCCTGCATCAAGTCCAGTTACAAAAGGATTGGTATATAAAGTTTCAAAATCTATTTCAACTGTTACAAAAGGTTTAATTTATTGTGTAACATCTGTTACATCAGCAATAGAAAAATCACTTTCATACGTTGTAACTATTCCTCAATCTGCAATACAAAAAGGATTGATTTATAAAGTATCGGAAACAAAAACAGCGATTACTAAATCACTCGCTTATGTTATTAGTATTCCTCACAGTGCAATAACTAAGGGATTGATTTATGACGTAAAGGTAGTACAAACAGCAAAAACGAAATCATTAAAATACTCGATAAAATTTGCAACTACGAATATACAAAAAGGACTTCAATATTTCGTAAAATCAGAAGTAAATAAAACAAAAAGTCTTGAATATTATATTCAGGCATCAACACAGGTTGATATACAAAAATCTTTAACTTACGATGTTTTAAAATCGAACAGTATTACTAAAGGGTTAAATTATTTTGTAGACGTAACTACTCCTATAACTAAAAATATTTCTTACAATATAGTAACTACTACAGGATTAAATAAAGGACTTATATACGGGTTAAAGACATCAACGACATTACAAAAGACAATTGAATACGTAATCAATGCGACATATTCTGTAACGAAGTCATTAAAATATACGTTGATAACCACTCCGTCAGCACTTACAAAAGGACTAGAATACATAGTTGAGAATTTTGCATTGATACAAAAGGCAGATAAATACACTATAACGACACAACAGTCAAAGACAAAGAGTTTAGGATATTCTGTCTTTTTGGGTGAATCATCAATAACAAAAGGACTAGAATACCTAGTTGAGAATTTTGCATTGATACAAAAGGCAGATAAATACACTATAACGACACAACAGTCAAAGACAAAGAGTTTAGGATATTCTGTCTTTTTGGGTGAATCATCAATAACAAAAGGACTAGAATACTACGTTAGACAAGAAATTCAGAACACCAAAGGGCTTGTTTACGAGATAATGGCTAATGTATCAAATACAAAGGATTTAACCTACACGGTCAAAATAGAGGGGTATAACACAAAGACTAATAAATATTCAATTGTCAATAGTAGTGAGATAACAAAAAGTTTGAAGTATGTACTTGGTGTAGTTATATCAATTACAAAATCACTAGCATACGTGATTAGTATAGGAACATCTATAAATAAACAATTAAGATACGAGATTAAGATACAACCGTCTGCAATAAACAAAACATTAAAATACAATGTTGTATTAAGTAATTCAAAGACAAAACAGATAAAATATTCTGTAAAAATAGATAAAAAAATAACTAAAACATTAAATTACATAGTTATTTCAGGACAAAGTATTACTAAATCACTCAAATATGTATTGATAGGAAGTACATCTAAAACAAAATCACTTTCATACAGAATAATAAAAACATATTCAAAAACAAAATCACTTCAATACAGGGTTCATGCTAGTAAAGACATAACTAAAAGTATTGAATACGTAATAAAATATCAGGTATCTAAAACCAAATCATTACAGTATGTTATAAGAATTTATCCTTATAAAAAGAAAATAAGTCCATACACGGCGAAAGTCACGCCGTATAAGAGACTTGTTAACGTTTACTAATTTAAGTGATACAATAATATAAACATATGGCTATTAAAGGATATACAACAAGACAAGAAATTGAAAATTATTTGCTAATAACAATTGATCCGACTTTTTATAATCAAGTCGATGATTGGATTGAGCAAATAGAAGCATACATCGATAGTATTACTGGAAGAAATTTTAAGGCTGATACAGTTGATTCTATTAAATACTATGACGGAGATGATACACCAAACTTAATTATTGATGATTTGATATCTTTAACAGAACTCAATATCGGAGGAAATATTATGTCACCTGATACTGATCCGATTTTAGCAGACGGAGATTTTATTCTATATCCTGCAAATAAACTTCCAGTTACAAAAATACAAATGAGAGGATCATACTTTCCTGCATATCCACAGAGATGTATAAAAGTAACTGGTAAATTTGGATACAGTATAACACCTCCAAAAGATGTAATGACATCGGCGACAGTTCTTGTTGCAGGTATTATAAATTATTCGCTAAACGCAGATGGAGAAGTTCAAAGTGAAACAATAGGAAGATATTCGGTAACTTATAAAACAGAAAAACAATGGCAAGATTTTGAAAGAGTAAATACTATATTGGATTACTATAAAAAATATAATTTCTAAAATGGCTATAGATACCCACTACAACAGAATAATTAAAACACAAAGACTTGAAGATGAAAGTGGGGATACAGAAGCATATCAAGATTACATACCTGCACTTAATTGTCATATTCAGCCATTAGACGACAATTTTTCGGAAGACTTAGCAGGAAGTTTTGGAAAGAATTTTTTAATGTTTTGCCAAGTATGCGACATATTAGAGGGAGATAAAATTATAGACGGAACAGACACATATAGAGTAACTGGGGTAGATAGTTATAATTTTAGAGACGAAGACAAGCATATGGAATTGATTATAAGAAAATTTTTACCATGATAAAAGTAACAATTGATGGATTAAAGGAATTACAGGAAGCGGTTTTAAAACTTCCATCAGTTGGAGTTAGAGAACTAGGAATTGCAACAGAAAAAACAGTTGATAGATTATGGCGTAATTCATTAAAAGAAGCACCAGTTAATAAGCAGACAGGAGGAGGAACATTAAAACAAAGTATAAGAAAGAGAATGATATCAAGATTTAAAGGAGAAATTACTGCATTTGCAAAATACTCCGCTGCTGTACACGAGGGGACATCACCACACATAATAACAGTTGTAAATAAAAAAGTATTAGCTAATAAAAGAACAGGACAAATCTTCGGTAAAACAGTTAGACATCCCGGAACAAGACCAAATCCATTTTTTGATAGAGCAATAGAAGCAAGTATGAATGATATACAGAAATTCGTATCAACGGCTTTGCAAAATATAATAAATACACTAAAATAAATACATGGCTAAAACTATTTCAACAATACAAACACTTATATCCAATAAAATATCTTCACTTATTGACGGTGGAGGAATACCACTTATAAAAGTAGTTACGAATTATGGAAACGGAGACTTTAGCGGTTATCCTGCTGCGGTGATAATTCCAACAGGGGGTCAGGGAAAAATTGAAGATACGGCAGTCAATGAAAGAACGTTTACTTTTGATGTAATGTTATATCAAGAACAATCACAACAAGCAACAAATAAAACAGACGCAGCAACTAAGATGACAATAATTTGCGACGCAATTATTGAGGCATTTGACATAGATCCAGATCTAGCACGAGAAGTTATGAAAGTTGAGGTGGTCGACTACTCGTTTGATTTTAAACCACAAACTGGAACGTGGAATTTTGCAACATTTAAAATAAATGCGGTTGTACTTGTTCAGCATTATTAAGGTGCTATAATATTTATATTATGATTACTAAATATAAACACAAAAATATATCAGGAATAGATTTGTCAATACCAAACGTCGGGGTGGTAAAGGCAGGAGAAGAAAGAGAAATGCCCGAGGGTTTCAACAATGTAAATTTTAAAAAGGTTGAAACAAAAGAAGAAAAGAAAGTCGATTTAGAAGAAAATAAAAATTAAAAACAATGGCAAATTATTTAGCAGACAGAAGTTATATAGCAGTTAAACCGCAAGCAGCGGCGACAACTCCTATTATACCTTCTAATTTCTATCCGTTAGTTTCTGAAAGTATAAAAGTAAATCCAAACTTTACGGCTGATAGAAGAATGAAAGGTTTAACTTGGAAAAGTGATGAGATACTTAAAGGATCAAGAACAATTGAGGGTGATATAACTGTTTTAGCAGCACCAGACGTTCTCGGTCATTTACTTAATATGACTTATTTAAAAGGAACAACTACTGGAGACGCAGCGAGTGGTTACACTCATCCTTTTACAGTTGGAGAGGGAAAGAGTTATTCAATTGAAATTTCAAGAGGAATTTATGCTCAAAGACTTTGGGGAGTAAGAGGAGAAAATCTTAAAATAGATTTTGCAGATAATAAAATGCAAGCAGCGATGTCAATTAAAGCTCTTGGTCAATTTTATTCTGCATCTATAGCGATTGCACTTACAGGCGCGGGAATGACAACAGCGGTATTGTCAACGGATTACGATTTAAGACCATCAGACGGATTAGTAGTAGGAGACACCATAACAATAGTAGAAACAGCAGGTACGACAGTTGATGTTGTACTATTGACTGTAAATGCAGACGGAAAAACAGTAACCTTTGCGTCAACTGCAATAACAGCAGCGATAGGTCAGCCAATATATCTTAAAGCTCAAACTCCAAGTTACGGAACAATACCAGAACCTTTCTATTTTGGAAACACACTTGTTGGAGTAGCAGCAACATCAGCACTTGCTGATACAGCAGCCGCTTCAAGAACAACAGCAACACCTATATATACACTTACAGCAGATTTTAAGAACAACATGCTTTCAGCACCGGCAACTGGTTATACTGGTCCAGCCGTATTAGCAAATCAAGTCAGAGAAGCAACAATAAGCCTTAAACAATTATTCACAAATCCAACACTAGCGCAGAAATGGATAGAATTTGTAAAGCAAGCAATCACAATTATTGCAACAGGAAGATTCATAAAAACAGACCTTACAACTAGCGAATCATTGACTGTTAAGTATCACAAAGTTAAAGCACTTACAAACGATGAACCATTAACAGTCGGAGAATACATTTACAACACAGATAATTTTGAGGCTCTTTATGATTCAGTTGACGGATTTGCACTTGAAATATCACTTATAAACAGAACAGCAGGAACAAGTTATTAAAATAAATAAACATGAACAATATAAAATTTAATGATATATTGAGTAAAAAAGAAATCAATATAAAAATTGATGATATGGAGATAGTGTTAACAGTTCAAAATCTCTCATGGCCAGACTTTATGGAGAGTCTGGAAATTGAGGATTTAGTGGAAAGAGGAATATTTAGAATACGAAAGGTTATTACAGATTGGAATTTGGTTGATGACAGTGATAAGAAGATAGAAATAACAAAAGAAAATATTGCAAAAATACCGGCAAATATAATGCTTCCTATTGTTGAATCAATAAAAGAATATTTCGGAGATCAAAAAAAAAAGATAACACAAAAGACACAGTATTCTATTTAGAGGGAGTTACAACAAAACCACCAGTAAGATATTTAGAGTATCTTTTATGCAGAGAGTTCGGATGGACATATCACGATATTGAAATTCAACCGAGGGAATTTATAGACGATATGCTTGAGGTAATGATCATAAATAATAAGTTTGAAAGAAAAAGATATGGCAGACGTAACTAAAAATGTAAAAGTAAAGGCAGACTTTGAAGATAATACAAAAGCAGGTGTATCATCTCTTACTAAAAACGTAAAAGACTTGGGAAAAGAAACGTCTACTTTAGATAATGAATTTGCAAATTTGTCAAAATCATTTGTAGGATTATTCGCTGCAAGCGAGTTATTAAGTTTTTTTGCTGAAGCAGGAAAATTAGCCGAGGAGGACGAGATGGCTATAATAAGACTTAACGGTGCTTTAAAATCTCTTGGAATGACAGTTGGAGGAAACAAAGAGATTAAAGAGTTTGAAGATTATATGGTTATTCTTGGGCAGACAGTAAGTGATACTGATAAATCATTAACTAAATTTACTCAAGTTACTGGAGATTTAAAGTCGTCAATGGCCTTATCAAAATTAGCCACTGATTTGGCTGCTTCTGGATATGGAGATTTACAAAGCAATACAGAGGCTTTAGCAAATATATTTCAGGGTAAAATGAGGCAGGCTGCAATGGCTTTTAATATTGATATGAGAGACAACGCTACTGCGGCAGAAATACTTGCAGAAATTCAAGGTAAGGTATCTGTATCATCTGAAGAAATGGCAGAGTCAACTCACGGAAGTCTTCAATCTATGAGAACTGATTGGGATGAGTTAAAAAGTAAAGCAGGAACCGTCTCAAACTTTTTTTTAAACACAGTGGCATCGTCACTACTTCATACTGGTAAATACTTAAAAGATATTTTTACAGGAGACTTTGAAAATGCACTAGACGATTTAAGTTTAAGTGGTAAAAAAGTAGATGAAGAATCAAAAAAGTCTGTAGAAAAATTAAAAGAAACAGGTCTAAAGAGTGCAGCGGAAATTGCACAATCAAGAGAAGACGCAGCCAAGGCGACGGCTGAACAAAAAAAATTATCAGATTCACTTGAGGCGTCTTTTAGAGATGTATCAAAAGCAGTAGTATCAGCAGTATCAGATCAAGAAAAAGCTATAGATAATTTAAGAAAAGCAAATAAAGAACTAGACGATCAACTTTCATCAAACATAAATAATGCAAACGATAAGTATAAACAGGACGTGGCAAATATTGCTAGATCGGCAAAGACAAAAATTGATGAGATAAATAAACAAATTTTAGAAGAGGGTAGATCACAAAATAGTGGTTTTAGAACAAGAATATCGGAACTTGAAGCACAAAAAGCAAAAGAGCAAGCAATACTTGACAAAGCAGGAGGAGTTGTAACTGATATAAGTAAGGAAATAAGCAAAGATGATTTTGATTTGTTACAAGAAAAACATCAGAAAGAATTAGGAGAAATTGCTATTGCAAATGATAAGAAAAAGAAACTTAATGAAGAAGAAATAAAAGCAAGGACTGAAAAGATTGGTGAGATAAGCACCATGGTAGGAGGACAAGATTTCTATTCAAGAGCAAGCAAAGAGGGAAATACTTTTGCTGGTTCAATTGGAAGTGGAGGAATACAACAAGTTATACAATTTACATTTAACGGAGACGTAAGCGATATAGAGACTCTAAAAAAACAGGTTGTAGATTCGTTAAATAGAACAGCTCAATTAAGACAAATTGGTGCTAAAAATTAAAATGTTATAATAAATAAAATGGCTTCTATAAAATTTGACAACACAGAATTAGTTAACACAACCTATGTACCAAGGTTTGTTAAACACGAAAGTTCTCCAGAAAGAGAATCTGTTTTACTTCCTATAACAAGACAAAACGGATCGGTAAGAGTATCAAGTAGATATTCAACTAAGACCATACAACTACAAGGTATTTTAACTGGAACAAGTCAAGCAAATTTAGAAGCAAACATAGACGCATTTAAAGAATTATTTAGCAGAATTGACAAGAATTTAGATATTGACTGGAACGGAACAACAAGAAGATATGTTGCTACTTGTCAGAAACATGAATTTGATAGAGATCACTTTCATATGCTATTCGTACCGTGGACAGCGGAATTTATAGTGCCGTCTGGAATAGGTAAAAACACTTCTGAAACATCTTTATACGATGTAAGTGCAATTACAGATTCAAGTACACAAATAACTTTAACTTTTCTAGGATCATCACAACCTAAACCAGTATTTACAATTAACATGACGACTGTAGGATCGGCACAGGTTATTCAATTATTGAACAACGATACAGGAGAATATATGAAGATTGACGGTCCATTTACTAATGGAGACGAAGTCATTGTTGACTGTTTAAATTTAACTGTAAAAAAGAATACAGTAAGCATACCTTTTAGAGGAGTATTTCCTAATTTTTATAAAGGAGCAAACGACTTTTATTTTAATATAATTGGTGCAGGTTCAAACGTTGATCAAGACCAACCATACGAAAATGGATCAAGAAACGTTAACTATGATTATGGTACTGGGTCACCTTGGGCCGCTCAATCTTTTGTTCCAACTGAATCTGGTTACATAGACAAAATAACAATGGTAGTTGATAAGACAGGAACGCCAGGAGGATATATGAATTTTTTAATATACGATGACAACAACGGTCAACACGGTCAACCTGGAACAGCACTTTCGGCAAATGGTTATCAAATTGCGGCGGCTGATGTTGGAGCAAAGGCAAGCGTTGACGCAATATGGGTTTCAGGAACAAAGCCATTTTTGATTGCGGGTAAAAAATACTGGATAGCATTAAATCCTAACCAAGAAACTGGAACAGATACAAGTAATAATTTTAGTTGGTATTTTAGCGATTACATAAGCGATTATCCAGCAGGTAAAGCGATGTTTAGAGCTTCAAGTTCAGGCACATGGTACAACGGTGTAGCAAACTCTCAAATCAACCCAGACAGAGGTATTTATGGAGACTACGAGAATACATTTACAACTTATATGGGAAGTGGTGGAGCAGCAAATCACTCTGTTAGACTTAGAGTAAAATATACACAACTATGGCTGTAAGTAGAAAACAATTATTTATAGATATATTTAATCCATTAACTGGAGAAAAAATAGCAACGTGGGTAAATGCTAATTTAAACCAATTTGTTAAAAATATAAACAGTGGATTGTCTGAATGTATAATTGAATTACCATATACATTTGATTATTCCGAAAGTGATATTGCGGAGGGTAACGATGTTCAAATATCAATTTCAGACAAAGATACAACACCGGGGACGACCAGAATAATTTATTCTGGTTATATTTCAATGATAGAGGGAACTATTTCTGATAGAAAAGAAAATGTTTTGGTTCATTTGTTAGGGTATAACACAATGTTAGCGAATGATGTTTTAAGAAGCGGAACAACTACAACAACAATAACATATACATCAGAAGACATAGGATTTGTAATGAGGGATTTAGTTGAGAAATTTAATTTAGTTAACGGTTCAAAATTAAACTACACAATATTAACAATACCAGATGTTGGTAGTGATATTACATATACTTTTAAAAGAACATTTTATAAAGACGCACTTGATAAAGTTAGATCACTCGCACCGGCAAATTATTTCTTTTACATAGACGAAAACAATACAGTAAATTTTAAACCTAGACCTACAACACCGACGCATACATTTATATTAGGTAGACATTTCTCTGCTGTTAAAGCACAAAGAGGAGTTGAGAAGATAAAAAATTCTTTATTACTTTGGAATGGTGAGCCGACGGTTGGAGTAATTTATAAAAGATACGAAGATTCAAACTCAATAGCATTGTACGGCAGGAGAACAGAAGTAGTTGACGATTACGGAGTTGGAGACGCGGCGACTGCGGACATGCTTGCTAAAAATTTCTTAGACGAAAACAAAGAACCAGAAATAGTATTGACGGTTGAGATTATGGACAACACTGAAAACCCAGACGGATATGGTTATGATATTGAGAGTATTCAACCAGGAGACACATGCAGTTTTGTTGGATTCAGTGAAGAATTTGCAGGTAGATATTTAAGTGCAAATATGCTTATAACCTCTGTTACATACACACTTGATAAAGTACAATTGACAATTGATCCTAGAAATATTGGAATGATTGACTGGCAGAATCAAACAGCAAAAAATATTCACGAGGCAACATCTGATTCAGCACCGGCAGACTATACAGTTTAAACAGAAATGATATAATATAAAAAAACATGACGATAGAAGAAATTTCAAATCTTAAAGAATTGGGTATAGCGATAATAGCAGTTATGGGATCGTTCTTTGTTTTATATAAAATGTTGTTAGCTCAACAAAAAGAAC